ACCAATTCTATGTCATTTGTAGCTCCAGTTGCAAAAGTGGCAGGATTTTCTTTGGAAGAAACCACTGCCATCCTCGGAACTCTTGCTAATGCAGGGGTTAGTGGCTCTATGGCAGGAACGGCTCTTAGACAGGTGTTTTTGGAGCTTTCTAATGAAAATAGCAAATTAGCCAAGAGATTAGGGGGAACTGTAAGTAATTCAGCAGAATTAACAGAAGCCCTTAATAAATTAAAAGAAGAAGGAATTGGAACAGCAGAAATGAAAGACCTTGTAGGTCAAAGGGCTGTTTCAGCATTTAGCATTTTACTTGATGGAACACAAGATGTAGATGATTTGACTAGAGCTTTTAATGATGCAAATGGGGCAGGAAGTGCAATGGCAACAGAGATGCTTGACACACTACAGTCAAAATTTAAAATCATGCAGTCTGCTACAGAAGATTTAGGCATAGCCTTTTTTGAAACATTTGATGACACTCTAAAAAAAGCAACAGATGTAATGACTGAAGCTATTGGTGGATTGGCTGAGTTTTTTAAAGTTATAGATGAGTCACCTCTTGAAACTGCTATAAGACACATTGAAGAGTTGGGTGGCAACACACTTGATTTAAGAACAGAGCTTGCAGAATTAAATCTTGAGCAGGCAAAGATGGGGATTGAAACCTTGCCAACAATTATTGAGGCTCAGGAAAAGCAAAAACAAAACACTTCAGACCTAATACAGATTGAAAGAGAGTTAAGAAAAGCTGAAGAGGATTTAGCAAAAACTGAGGGAGAGGTGAACAAGCTAAGACTAAGTGGTTTAAGGACTGGCGAAATTAAAAGAGCCACAGAAGCTTCAAGCATTGACCAAGACAGGGAAGCCGTTGAAACACTAAAGCAAAAAAAGGATGCTTTGCTTAATGACAATGAAGCCCAAAAACAAGCCATAAAACAAAGAAGAGATTTAAAACAAGCTGAAATAGATTTAAAGGCAGTGCAGTCAGAGGCTGATGAGGCTAGCAAAGTTAGAGTGGAAGAAACTGACCCTAAAGACCTTGATAATAAAGCAAAGCTTCAGGAGCTAAAGACTGCAGAGGTAATGATTTTAGAAGAAAAGTTAAGGCTCATGGAAACTGAAGCTGAGGCTAGTGAAGTACAAAAGGAATTAATACAGTTTCAGTTAGACAATGCAGGTAGTTTAAACTTATCAGAGGCAAAAAGAATACAGCTTAAAATCCAACTAATGGCTCTTGATAAGGCAAGTGCAAAGGTTGCACAAAAAGCCTCTGAAGAAAAACTAAAAGCAGACAAAGCAGAGATAATGCAACTATCAGCAAACTCAGACAGCATGACTGAGATTTATGAAAAGAAAGTTAGAAGCATGGCAAGTTCTGCACTGGTTGCTTTGGTTGAAAAAGTAATGAGTGTAGTGCCTTTTCCTTTTACATTGCCAGTGGCAGGTGCAACATATTTAGCAGGTGGCAAACTAATAGACAGTGCAATCAGTGAGGCTAAATCAATGAAGCTTAGACAGGGTGGATTTATTGGTGGCTTTGGTGGTGGTGATAGAGTGCCTGCAATGTTAGAACAAGGTGAGTTTGTTATGAACAAAGAATCAGTGCAAAACATTGGAGTAAATAATTTAGCTGAATTAAATGCTGGTAGAAATGGTGGTGGCATGAATATAGTTTTTAATGCCCCTGTGACAAATGAAGATTTTGTCAAAGATTTTGTAGTTCCAACTATCCAAGAAAATATGGGAAGAAACCTTAGCTAATGGCATTAACACAACCCCACGCTGATTATACCTCAGCTTTATCTAGTGGAATGATTGAGGACTATTTAGTAATTCTAAATTATTATAATTCATCTTCAAGTGGCACAGTTGGTATTAGTTTAAGAACAGAGGAAACAATTAACAGTGTAGAATATACACCTTGCATAACCAAAGCTCCTGTAATTAGAGAAAAGATTGATTTAAAAAACTACACCTCAAGCTTTGGAAATGTAACACTTGATTGTGTGGATTTTCCTACAAGCGTTTCAACCTTTGACCTGTCAAATGATGCAGGTTTTTTTTCAGGTGAGTTTTATGAAAACAGTGGGAGCAGATATTATATAAATCAAAAGGTGGAAATTTATTCCATGCTAAATGATTCAAATAATATTTCTAAATGTTTAAAGATTTTTGAGGGTAGGCTTACAAAAACAGATGTTAATTGGGAAAGAAAAACTATAAGGCTTCAGATTAGTTCTTATAATCCTTTTGACCATATAGCCATTCCTATTACAAGAGAAACAGACAACAACACACCTGCACCAATAACCTATGGAAGCTACACACCAAATGCCTATGCAGGATATGCAACTAGCAAAAGCCTTTGGAGAGTGCCAATTATTGATAAAGCAAAGCAAGCATTTGTAAGGGCTTTGCTAAGAGACTCAACTGTTTCTGCTGATGCTTACCCACATTATTATGATGAGGCTTTAGAAGAGTTTGTGCCAATAGCTATAAACTCAGGTGGCACACTTGACACAGCCAGTGAGTCTTATAATGGTGTAGCCATATCTTATGCAGACTATAGACTTTACAGGTCATCAAAACAAAAGCCTGTAGGATTCTCAAGTGGCTCAGGAAGTGGTTGGACAAATACAGAAAACGCTTTTAATAACTCTAGTGCTGATGACACTACAAATTTTGCTACAACACAGCAAACAACTTTTAGTCTTTCAGGAACTAACACAGATGAAACCACTGGTGAAAACAGCATAGGAATTTATGACCTGCCTCAATATAGTGGAATACCAACAGCTTATACTATTGTGATTGCTTATAAATTACATGGCACTGTGGCTGATGCTGTTAGCTGGGGTGGTGATGCTTTAGTAAGATTAAATGCAAGGTTAGATGATACTGATTTTTCTGATGCAGACAGCAACTCAGTGTGGAACAAAACCACAAACCAACTTACTATTTCAGAAGCTGGCTCAGGAGATAGCACAGGTGTTAGTGGTTCAATCATAACACAAACACTTACTGCAAATGTTGCAACTCTTGATGGGTTTCCTAAACAGCTTGCACTTAGGACAGAAGCCTTAATTGAAGAACATTCAGGTAGTGGAACTTTTTTACACTATGCTTCAATTTATGACATTAGAATAACATGCCAACAGTCTATAGATTTTACTCAAGCAAATGAAAATCTGCAGTCAGGAATGAGAGAAGTGCTTGACATAGATTATTTATATTGTGGGGCTGATGGTTACACACAAAGTTATGCAACCAGTACACTTACAACAACCATAGTGGACATGCACAGAGACTTAATTTATAGGTTTGGTGGTATAACAGCAGTGCCTACAAATTGGGCTACACTGGATTCTGCAAGGTCAAACTATGTAGTGAACCACAGTACATTTCAAATTCAAAGCCTGCAAGACCTGATGAATAAATGTCAGTATGAAGGAAATTTTATTTTTAGAACTGACTGTCAAGGGGCTTATAAATACATAGACCCACACCCAACATCTAATGTAAAGACAAGCACAGCAGGTGGCACTCTTAATTTTGCAAAGGCTGAAATTAAAAACATAAAATTTAAAATTACACCTGCATCTGATGTGGTTACAAAAATGAAACTAAACTATAACCCACATCCTGCAACAAAAGAATTTCAAAACATATCAACAGAAACCAACACAACCCCTAGAACCAATTACAACTTTGGAAGTCAGACCAATGAAAATATCCAAGAAATAAACTTTGAAATTTTAAATGATGCAACTGGCATATCAAACTGGAAAGATAAAAGGTTTGCACATTATGGTGAACCAAGAATGGTTGCAAGTTTTGATGTTATCCACCCAAAATATTATTATATGGAAGTTGGTGACATTTTTCAGTTTTCAGATATTGGTTATGTTTATGGTAAAAATGTATCAGGTGATGATGTTGGTTTTATAATAGTTGAATTAAAAAGGACTGTAGGAATGATAAGCATTGTTGGATATTGGTTAGGAGATGAATAGAGTGTTTAAACAGACTGAAGCCAATAAAATTAAAGGAGATTTATAATGGCAGTGACCTCAGCAAAATTTGCTAGAGCTAGTGACGGGACTGGAGTTTCGGATTACACCCCTTCCACCAATCCCCAAGTTGGTGTTAGATATGGTAGAAATTACAATGGAATTATTTTAAATAGAGCTTATGACAACACTGCTTATACTGTTGAAAAATATGGTAGAAAAAGAAGCTGGACTCTAAACTATTCCCATCTTAATTCAACTGATAAAGGAAAATTAGAAGTTCTTTTTGAATATACGGAAGGACAAAAAAATGATTTTCATTTTTCTGAAGATGGCTCAAATTATAGTTTTAATGTAAGATTTACAGATAAGACTTTTGAGTTTACAGAAGTTGCTTACAATGTTTTTTCAATCTCATTTAGTTTTGAGGAACTTTAAATTATTAGTTTTGGG